CTTTTGTTTGGTTGCTGTATCACGCACAACAAATTATATTTGTACTTACTCTATTTTTAATTTGTTCAATATGGAGAGGTAATTATGATAGTTAGAGGAATAGAAATACCAGTTCACTTGCAGCATCTTTCAAGGGAAGCATTAAGAACTCTTATAGAACTTTTTAAATCTAGGAAGTAAGTCTAACTTAGGCAAGAGTTCAAGTTTTGATTTGCTCTTTTTCTTTTGAATATTTGATATTAAGTCCTGCAAGAGTGCAGAGTCGGTTTTTTTCATCAACTCCTTTATCTGTGAGTTGAAAATTATTATCATGTTCCTCTACAAAACCAAGACTAATAACATCTGTTAGCAATGATACTGGTGGATTCTCTTTGAACATAACAGAAAGTATTGCGCCAAGTCTTTTGCTTTGCGTTTTTGAAAGTGCCATTAAATATGTTCCCACCTCTCACCATTGAACAAAGCAACTTCCGCCGCACGCCTTCTGCTCAATCCTGCTAATACTTTACCGCCTGCTTTATTCCAACGAAGAAACTGCTCGGGAACTAGGCTGTAGTCTCCTGTGTTAAGCACCTTCAATAGCGTAGAGTTAGCGAGTGCATTTGTACCTAAATTGTAAGTAAAGCTACACAGGGCATCAAACTGACATTGGTTTAGAGGTACTTTCACACAAGAATTTACTGCATTCTCATATTCGTTCTCAAATTCATGCCACAACATATGCTCTGCTTTTTCTTTTGACCACACATCGCCTTTTTCAACGCCCTTGGTATATCCATAACCAATAGTCCAAACTCCTGCAGCGCATTGATAGGCTTCTAATTCGCAACCCTCAAATGCTCTGACTAAATCTATTCCTTCTTGTGATATACGCATTTTATTCTCCCCATGTTCCGTCATCTTTGACTTTGGCTGTTTTAGTTCCACCCCAGTATTCAACTGCGTGTCCTTCGTCTTTAAGTATTTGGCAAATATCTTTACTATTTTCTGTATAAGGTATTGCAAGTATTCGCCCATATTTTCCTTTCCCTAATGATTGTATTTTAAATGAACCTACGCATAATTCTTTCAACCTTTCCTTGGCTTTAAGACCTAGCGCTTTTTCTTCTAGGTTACGAGTCCTTGATTCAGGAGTGTCAATTCCCGCTAATCTGCAGCATTGTTTGTGAAGTATGACATTGAATCCTAAATCAAGGGAACAGTATATTGTATCTCCGTCAACAACCCTTTCTAGAGTAGCGTTATAGATAAAAGGTGTAACTGTATTTGACATAAATTAGAAGGTGCTTCTGCACCTATAGTTTTTACTGTTTAGCTTTGCCGATATTAAGTGCCATTAGTTCTAAAAACTTATAGAACTTAGCGATCATTTTATCGTCTTTTGGCGTTGGAGTTAGAGCGCAGATAATTGATGCTAGGCATACAACCCCTGTGATAATTCCAATCCATTCTCCTATTATTCCCATATTATTCTCCTATGAAAATTAAAGCCTATCAGATTATTTTGGTTCTGACACCTTTTTTGGCTCATCAATTTCACGATAATACTTAACAATGCCTATTATTTCTTTAAGGTATCGCTTTTGGTCTGCTGTGTTCATGCTTAGATTTTCATACTCTTTTGTAGTCAAAGCATAGAAAGCCTGTCTAGGTGCATCACCTTTTTCTACTTGATCTAAATAGTTTTGCATTAATTCGGGAGTAAATATTGTCCAGTCAATATCCACTAACTGCAGTTCAAGCGGAAGGGGTGGGTCATATATATTTGGCATTTCTGCTATTGTTTTGACTGCGATTGGTCTTGGCGCTGTCTGTAGTAGAGAGCAACCACTTACAGTAAAAAGCAAAATAATAACAAAAATACGATAATTGTAAGCGCTGAGGTACGCCCTATGCACTTCTTTTGCCTTGGGTAATACCTTTGGCTTAACGAGGTTACGGGTTTTGTGCGGCTTTACTATCAAACTGATTTGAGTCAGTAATTTGTATAAGTTCATCTTTCACTCTCTTAGTTCCCCTGTTGACCATTTTCTCAACTAGGGCAGGTTTATTGATTGCTAGATTATCAAGGTCGTGTTTGGCAAATGTATTTCTTAGTTTGGTTACTTCTCTTTGAGCTTCTTGATTTGCTAAAGCCATATCATTTAATTTGGATTGGTTTTCTTTTTGGTCAGATAAAAACTTTTCAATAGATGCGTTTTGTTTTTGCACTTCTGATTCAAGCGCAATTTGGTTACCTTTAAGAATTGCTATTTGGTCATGAAGCCTATCTACATACCACCCGCTACCTGCTATTGATGCTAATAAAAGACCTCCTAAGATAAGGCTAAGTTTCATAAGCCATGCACATACGCCATTCTTTAGGATTTATTTCTTTAGGATAAGTTGTGTATAAGATTTCTCGGCAAATCTCAAAGTTAGAACCAACCTCATTATTTTTTTCAGGCAAAAAAGCAAAACTAGTAAGTAAGAACGCAACTAGCAAAACACGCATTAGCCGTTTAGAGGATTATCTTCCTTGTTCTCTATCTTGCTTATATTTTTTTCTAAGAACTGTAGGTCAGCTTTTATAGTAGCAATGTCTGTTTTAATTTCTGTTACATCAGGAACTTCCACACTATCAATTTCTTTTTCCAAAAACTTAACTGATGTTTCTATAGCAGCAAAGCGTTCTTCTATTATTTTTTGTGCTGTTTCTGTATCACCTATGCCGCCAATCTTAGCTTCTAGGTTTGTTATTCTGTTGACATAAGTAGCGCCCGTATAACCAAACCCTGCGAGGGTACTTACGATTGTTGCTAGTGCTATAAGCTGTCCTGTTTTACTTTTAAACCAATCCATACTATCTCCACATATTAGGTTGGTCGTTCATCATCTGACCAAGACCTTTCAAATTTTCATTTACCAAGCCGTAAAAAGCGCTTGTATTGTCATTTAGTGTAGCAGAATCGTATATTGTTTGACTAGAGTACCAATCTTGCGCATCAGGAACACTTGTTTGTGAGTAAGCATTGAAAGCAGGAACATATCCTATTAGCGCTATTAGTTTGGATTCATCTCCGTATCTTCCAGTATCTTCTTGCTCTTGTTCTATCTCCTCTTGCTGCGCTTCTATATTTGCGGCAATAATTTTATCTGCAATTTGGTCTGCATCTGATGCCGCTACTTCACTAACTGCTGATGCTATTTCAGTTTCTACTGTGCCTACTGCTGTGTTTTGTACACTTGTAGTATTGCCGACAGCTATATTGTCGTTCGCCGTTGTATTGCCAACTGCTGTGTTTTGTGAACCCGTGGTATTTGACATAGATAAAACCTGATTAGTTTGTTGGGAAGCGCTTGCAAATTGGTCTGATGCACTAGGAGAACTAGATGTGCTAATTCCGCCGCTAGAAGAATTGCTGCTGCCTGCGCTGTTAATGCTTGCATTGGTGTTAGCACTACTGTTTGTGCTAGAAACGCCACCAGTGGCAGTAGAATAGCTGCTATTTGCTGTTTTTACCCCGTTTTTAACTACATTAAGCGCCACACTCATGAGCCTACTCTTTCCAGTCGGTGATTCATTTTCCACTAACTCAAATTCATCTCTTATTTCATCAATGGGTTCTTCGGCTTGTTCTTCTTCTCGTTCTAACCTTTCTTCTTCCACCTCGGCTTCTGCTATTCTTTCTTCTATGGCTTCAAAAATTTCTTCAACAACTTCTTCTTCAAATATTTCTTCCATGAATTCTTCTTCAGGTTCATCAAGCTCTGCCAGTTCTTCTTCCATTCTTTCTTCTTCATGCCTTGTTTCTTCTTCAAACCATTCTTCTAATTCTTCTATGCTATTAAAGTCAATAAATGTTTCAGGCTCGCTGTAATCTTCTACTAAGAATGTTTCTTGGAATAGAAACTCATCAAGCAGCATTTCTTCTTGGCGTAATTGTTCTTGCTGTGTATCGTGTATATCCATGTGCGCATCTATGTCATCATAAGTATTTAATGGCGAACTATCCCATTCAATCATTCCTGTTTCATTAAATGTTACATCAGAACCTATCCAGTCATCAACTTGCTCTTGACCAAACTGGTCTACATCAAGGGCATACCAGTCAGCATCAGTAAAATCTGCGCAGTTATTTTCATAGCATGGGTCATTGGGGTCTAGCCATTCATCATATTCTTCGTCATACCACATATCTTCTTCATCAAAGCCATAGTCATTGTTACTATCATCAAAGAAGGCTACAGAGTCCTGTTGACTATAACCTCTGCAAAAAGGTGCGTACTGTGGGTCTTGATCGCATTGTTGGTCATCAAAGGCTTCCCAGTATAAAGGACATGATTCATTATAAAGTTGAGTGATATTACATTGTTGTGTTTGGTAGGCATCAGCATATCCAGTGCAACTAGAATCATTCAGTGGATTACTGCAGTCTGCACCATTGCCAGTTCCTACTCCGTACAAAGAACCGCCATTTTCTAAGTTAGTATTTTTATCTGAGTTATTCCAGTCGTAGTTGTAACAGCTAGAACTATTGGTTGAGCCTGTATTGCACTCATCATGGTAATAATATTGATAGATTTCTTTGCTGCCACTGCCCACC